TGATAAGAGTTTGGTTCCAGTCCTTCTGAGTGTAAGGTACTGCGTTTGTTCCAAGTCTCTTCCATCCGTTGTAGTCCCAACGAAGATCCCATGCAGCACCTTTTCTAAGGTCTCTAAGGATTTCACGGTCGATTTCAGCAGCAACTTGCTCAGACAATAAAGCAGTTAACTCAGCTTCAGCGTCAATGTTGTGGAATGCCGCAACGTCCTGAGCCATTTCAGGTGACCATTGAGCTCTAAGTTTTCTTTCGGTTACAGAAACAGTTACTGACTGAAGATCGAAAGATACTTCACCGATCTTGTCTTCAAACTCAAGGTTCTTGTACAATCTGTAAGTTGCGATAAACGCGTCGTTCACTGAAGTATCAGAAGAGAATGAAGTACCTGTGTAACCATCAATAGAGTTAGCACCAACTTCTGCAGGTGTTGTCAAATCAACTTCTAAGTAGATTTGTCCAGCTGCGTTACAAACGTCATCATATCTACCACCGTCAGTCAAGCTGCTTGGGTAAAGAGCTGTAGCTTCTCCACCGTATTGTACAATACCTTTACCATATCTCTGAGTTACAACTCTGAACAAGTAGTTGTTCGAAGTGTTTGCAGATGTGTAAACGTTTGTACTAACACCTCTAAGAGTCAAGCTAGCCAAGAAAGTTTCAGTATCCATTGGTTGACCGTCAGGACCGATAAGTTTACCAGCACCGTCAGATGCAAAACCTGTCATGATCAACAATACTTTTCTAGTATTAGCGTTGAACGCGTAGTTTGCTGGTGCTAAGTTAGTACCGTTCCACTGTGCTGTATAAACACCTGTAATTGGTGCGGTTACAGCAGTCCACTGACCTCTTGAGTAATCGTAAAGACCTGGAGGATCAAGAGCTGGTTCATTACCTTCGTAGAATCTATCGTAAAGGTCTTTCTGAGTGTTTACGTCATAACCACTGTTAGGTGTTTGAGCCGGATCTGCGTTAGGTGCTCCGTAAGGTGCGTAGTGTGTAGCGGTGTTGCTAGTTTCAGTTTCGTATGCTTGAATCAAAGGTACGAAGTAGAACAACTTACCAATAGGTAGGTTCATAGCTTGTACTGAAACGATGTCGTTTGCAAGAAGCTTAGAGAAAACTCTTCTTACGATTGGGAAAACAACAGTTTCGAATGAACCTGAGTCTGCCGTCGTAGACGCTTCGTTGATAAGATACGAAGCTTGGTTTTCATACAACTGTGCTACGTTCTCTTTAAGGTGACCAGAAAGACCCTCAAGGAATCCTAACTTGTCCCATTTGTTGATTGTATCTTCTTTGATAACTTTAAGGTGCTTAAGACCGATGTTACCAACAAGACCACTTTCTAATAATGCTCCCATTTTAATTTAGTTTTTAGAGATTTTTATTTTATATTTTTGACATCAAATCCTTAATTCTCATGAACTGAGGATTTTCATATGTCTTAGACTCAATGAGGTTTTGAGCAGAACCCGAAGAAACTGAGTTATTTACAGTTCTTTGAACACTTTCGTTGATACTTTTTGAATCAACAGTATCCAATTCCTCTTTGATAGTCTTATAGAGATTTTTTGATTCTTTCAAGTTTTCTACGGAATCAAATCTTCTCAAAATGTTTATTTTTTCTTTTTTGGTAGTTGAGTGTTCTGTGAACAATCTTGTAGCGTAAGCCAAGTTTGAGTTAAATACAGCAACTTCATTGAGTTTTTCTCTGAAAACATTCAATGCTTTTCTGTATTCTTCATTCTTTTCTCTCAAAGTTTTGAGTTCAGCTTCAACAGATTCAACTGTCACACCATTATTACCGTAAACATAATTTCTGTTATTGGTAATACCTTTTCTTAAACCTCTACCTTCTTTCGATCCGAATCCGTAAGTACGTGCAGCTTCTTTAGTTTCTTCTTTTTCGTAATCCTTATAGTGTCCTTTTTTCTCACCAGCTTTCTTTTCTACACCGTCAACTTTTTTACGTTTGTACTCGTGTTTTTTAGAACCATAGTTTTCTTCCATTTCACCTTCTTTGAATTCGAATTTAGCCTTACCTGTACCCATAGTTTTTGGACCCTCTTTCTTGTGGTCATCGAATCCTTGTTTAGGTAATGTTTTACCATACTTAAACTTAGGACTACCCATGCCAACGCCTTTAGGTTTTACAGTCATCTTAGCTTCGGACAAATCATAGTCTTCAGTGTAGGATTCTTCGTCCATCATGTCAGTGTCACCGTCCATCATGTCCCCTTCTTCCATTTCACCTTCTTCCATGTCTTCGTCATCCGACATTTCGATTTCATACATAACATCATCTTCATCCATCTCTTCTGAGTAATCACCCTCGAGATTCAATGAAGCTAAAACAGCGTCGAGATCAGCATCTTCGTCTTCCATTTCATCCTCTTCGAAATCCATATCTTCCATATCAGCTTGCTCACCCATCTCCATTTCAATATCATCTTGTTCGCCTTCATTCATTTTCACAATGTACTCAACGTCTTCATCACTATCTGTAATGTGAACTTCATCACCGTCTTTCTTAACCATGATTCCATCTTCTTCACCCATAGCCTTGAATATTTTCAAGATCTCTTCGTCTGATGCGTTTGTCAAATCGATAGTTTCTTCCTCGTCGTCCATATTCATGTCCATATCCATGTCCATTTCTTCGTCGTCAAGGTCCAAACCTTCTTCGTCGTTATCAACATCCATCTCCATGTCATCCATTTCAATGTCAGTATCCATTTCAATCTCATCTTCTTGTTCAAAGAGAGATTCTTTTACTAATTGACTGATTTCTTCCTTCATAGTAGAAGCAAGTATTCCTTTTGCGTTTTCGGCAATTACTTCTTCAACATTCTTCATTTGAATAAGAGCCTCTTCAACTAAATTTTTAGTATCTTGCATACAAAAAGTTATTTATTTACCATATAAATAGTCTCATAAATAAAAAAGTTCATTTTTGATGTTCTCAAACGAAAAAACATCAAAAATGAACAAAAAAAAAGTGGTCAAATTTGACCACCTTAAAGTTATTCGATTACTTCATCTATTTTACTTTCACCGACAGAAAAGATTCTCCAATCGTGTTGAAACCCTTGGTACTTTTCAGTTACCTTAGCTTCGACATCGGTTACAGAATAACCTTTAACAAGTTTTTCTTCTCTGATTTTTTTTAATCTACCTGAATTTTCATCAGGAAGTTCATAAACAACTTTAGCTACAAAATATTTCTCATCCATGTTTTAAAGATTTAACGTTTTAAATAATCGGTTAATTTTTTCATTAAATCAACAGACTTCTCCATATTAGTACCACTTGACTTTGTCTTTTTTTCCTCTTCTAAATTTTCCTCATACTTAACTCTTTCTTCCGGACTACCAAACAAATATGCACCAGGTGTAGAAGGTGAAGAAACTAAATCAAAACATATTAATTCAAAATCATCTTGAACTTCATTTTGTTCCCCAACTTTTTTTAGTGATCCTACACCCCTTGAAGATACTCCCATCGTAACCCCTTGTCTCATAAGATTTGCAGCGATGTCACCTTTTGTAGATACAATGCCTCTTTCATGAAATCCTGGTGATGTAAGTAACTTTAGTTTACCCATCAAGATGTGACCATCCCACCACACATCAGTTATAATGTGTGATACTCTATCAAGATCAATCAATGAAGACTCAGGGTGATTGAGTTCAGAAGTAGAAAGACCTTTTTTTATCAAACTTTTATATTTGTCAGCTTCCCTTTTCAGAATCCTTTCAGGATACACTCTACCGTTTCGGTTCGGTACACCATATTTCTGAAGTACGGCATAAAACTCAAATGGATTTCTATAATCAATTTCTTTTTGTTCTCTGAGAATATCCACATTAAGTGGATCGGATGGAGATACGTATCCTGCGTCCATCTCAACAAGAATGCCCTTGCCAAGTTGTCCCGCTTCTAATATTGTATAATCTTTCATGAATACCTTTTAAAAGATAAATATTAGAGTATTAGATAACTTC